GTAATGATATGGAATAAAGCTTCTTTAGAACTGGAAAATGGATCTAAAATTATAGCTGCTTCTACGTCAGCTTCTGCTGTTCGTGGAGGATCATATAACATTATATTTTTAGATGAATTTGCTTTTATTCCAAATCATATTGCAGATCAATTTTTTAGTTCAGTATATCCCACTATTTCATCAGGTAAAAATACCAAAGTTATTATTGTTTCAACTCCTCATGGGATGAATCATTTTTATAAAATTTGGCATGATGCAGAAAAAGGAAAAAATGAGTATATACCTACAGATGTGCATTGGTCAGAAGTACCAGGAAGAGATGAAGTTTGGAAAAAACAAACAATAGCAAATACTTCAGAACAACAATTTAAAGTAGAATTTGAATGTGAATTTTTAGGTTCAGTAGATACTTTAATCTCTCCAAGTAAATTGAGGAATTTAGTCTATGATTCACCAAAAAATAGTAACGCTGGACTAGACATTTATGAAGGAGCAGATAAAAATCACGATTATATTATTACTGTAGATGTTGCCAGAGGAGTTGGCAATGATTATTCTGCATTTTTAGTGATAGATATTACTAATTATCCTCATAAAGTAGTTGCAAAATATAGAGATAATGAAATTAAACCTATGCTATTTCCAACCATAATCTATGAAGTAGCAAAAAATTATAATGGAGCTTTTGTACTTTGTGAGGTTAATGATGTTGGTGATCAAGTAGCTTCTATATTGAATTATGATTTAGAGTATTCAAATGTTTTAATGTGTTCTATGAGAGGTAGAGCTGGGCAAATTGTAGGGCAAGGGTTTTCTGGGAAAAAAACTCAACTTGGTCTCAAAATGTCAAAAACTGTTAAAAAAGTTGGATGTTTGAATTTAAAAACTCTTATAGAAGAAAACAAATTAATATTTTCAGATTATGAAATTATAAGCGAATTGACTACTTTTATTCAAAAAAATAATTCATTTGAAGCAGAAGAAGGTAGTAATGATGATTTAGTTATGTGCTTGGTAATTTATGCATGGTTAGTTGTTCAAGATTATTTTAAAGAACTAACAGATCAAGATATTAGAAAGAGATTGTATGATGAACAAAAAAACCAAATAGAACAAGATATGTCACCATTTGGTTTTATTTCTGACGGTCTTAGTGATGAAGAAAATACTTTTGTTGATATTGATGGCACTAGATGGCACACGGACGAATATGGAAATATGTCATACATGTGGGATTACGTCTAAATTAATATTTTCATAAATATTTTTTAGATAAACTGAAAGTTTCAGGAGAAAAACATGGCGACTCCTCAATTATCTCCAGGCGTATTAGTCAGAGAGGTTGATTTAACGGTAGGAAGAGCTGATAATGTTTTAGATAACATCGGATCTATTGCTGGACCATTCCCAATCGGACCTGTAGAAGAAGCAATTGATATTACCACCGAGAATGATTTGATAAACGTTTTTGGAAAACCTATTTCAACCGATGCACAATATGAATACTGGATGAGTGCATCATCATATCTTTCTTATGGTGGTGTTCTAAAAGTAGTAAGAGTAGATGGGTCTAATCTTAGAAACGCTAATGCTATTAGAAATTCATCTGGTGTTTCTACTGCTGGAAATCCAAATTTAAAAATAAAAAATTTCGATGATTACGAAGCTAATCATTCGGACGATATAGCATCATATATATTTGCAGCAAAAAATCCAGGTTCTTGGGCAAATAATTTAAAGATTTGTTTTATAGACGATAAAGCAGACCAAATTTTAAATGTAGGATCTGCTGTCACTACTGCAATCACTGTTGGGATGGCAGTAACAACACCTCTGACTAATATACCTTCAGTTGGAGTAGGAACTACATCTTCTTTTAATGGATATTTAAAAGCAATTGTAACTGGAATTGGAGCTTCTACTATTGATGTAAAAGTAGTATCTACAGTAGATTCTTCGAATGTAGAGACAATTATATCTTATGCACCAAAAAATCAATTAAGATCGTTTAGACCAGGAAATGTTGTAAGAGTTTTAAATACATCTGGTGTAGGAATAGCAACAAGTACATTAGGACTACAACCTACTGATATTTTAGATTGGTATGATGAGCAAACTCTAAATCTTACAAATACCACAGTATTCTGGAAGTCAATTGCACCTAAGCCAACTACAAATCAATATGTTGATGAAAGAAATGGAAAGAATGACGCACTTCACGTCGTAATAGTTGATGATACTGGAACAGTAAGTGGTATTCAAGGTAATATTTTAGAAAAACATATTAACTTATCAAAAGCTTCTGACACTATTTCTGCTGTTAATTCTCCACAAAGAATATGGTGGAAAAATTATTTGGCATTATATTCAAATTATGTTTATGTTGGAGATAATCCTTCAGATAATGGAACCCCTAATGAAACTGTTTATCAAACAGGATTTACTAGTTCATTTACTGGATTATCAACTGCCCAAGGAATTTGGAATGTTGATGCTCAAGATAAAGTTTTTAGTGCTCTAGGAAATGTAACTTATAATTTATCTGGTGGAGTAGATTATTCCAACAGTGGTGGAATGGTAGCAACACTTGGAGATTTATTCAGTGGGTATAATTTATTTTCAAATAGAGATGAAGTTCAAGTAGATTATTTAATTATGGGTCCAGGTCTTGGTAACAAATTTGAATCTCAAGCTAAAGCAAATCATTTAATTTCTATTGCAAATCAGAGAAAAGACTGTATTGCAGTAATTTCTCCACATAGATCCGATGTTGTGGATATTACAAATTCGGATACTCAAACTGATAATATTCTTGAATTCTTTAGCCCACTTGCAAGTTCATCTTATGCGGTATTTGATAGTGGATACAAATATACATATGATAGATTTAATAATAGATTTAGATATATTCCATGCAATGCTGATGTTGCTGGTTTGTGTGTAAGAACAAGTATTTTTTCTTTCCCTTGGTTCTCACCTGCAGGACAACAAAGAGGAGTTTTAAATAATGCAATTAAACTTGCATATAATCCAAATAAAGCACAAAGAGATCAACTTTATCCATTGAGAGTTAATACAATTGTCAATCAACCTGGAGTTGGAATTATTTTATTTGGAGATAAAACTGCTCTTGGATATGCATCAGCATTCGATAGAATTAATGTTAGAAGATTATTCTTAACAGTTGAACAAGCACTTGAAAGATCCGCACAAGCACAACTATTCGAATTAAATGATGAAATAACAAGAGCTAATTTTGTAAATATCGTCGAACCTTATCTTCGTGATGTTCAGGCTAAAAGAGGTTTGTATGGATTCCTGGTTGTTTGTGATGAAACAAACAACACTCCTGATGTAATTGATAATAATGAATTTAGAGCAGATATCTTCTTGAAACCAGCCAAATCAATTAATTATGTAACTCTTACATTTGTAGCTACACGCACTGGTGTAAGTTTTGAAGAAGTTGCTGGAAGAGTTTAATTTCTCAATTTAATTAATCAAACGGGGAGGATCCTACAATGGCATCAAACGCACCATCAATTAAGAATATCTCTGCCTTTAAGACTAGATTGGCAGGTGGTGGAGCTAGACCAAATATTTTCGAAGTGTCTATAGATCAATTTCCAGCAGAAATAACTAATTTTTGGGGAACTGAAGAGCAGACTGATTTTAGATTTTTATGTAAAGCAGCTGCTCTTCCAGCATCAAACGTTGCCCCAATTGATGTTCCTTTCAGAGGAAGAATTTTAAAAGTTGCTGGAGATAGAACTTTTGATACTTGGACAGTTACTATTATCAATGACGAAGATTTTAGATTAAGACATGCTTTTGAAGCATGGATGAATCTTCTTAGTAAATTAGATAATGCTACTGGAGCAACAAATCCAACTTCTTACATGAAGAATGCTACTGTTTATCAATTGGGAAGAAGCAATCAGTTGGAAGGAACTAGAGCAATTAGTGCAGTAAATGCTCAAGGTCCTGGATTCAATTCTTCTGGTGATGGTACATCTACTGTTTTGAGATCATACAACTTCTATGATATTTTTCCAACTAATGTGTCTCAAATTGATTTATCATATGACACATCAGATACTCTTGAAGAATTTACTGTAGAATTTCAAGTTCAATATTTTGATATTGCAAATGGTCCTGGAATACTTAAATAAATAATACATAACAGTTAAACTTAAATTATGGCAAGACTATTTGGATTTTCTATAGAAAATAATCAAAATCTTTCACAATCTATAGTATCCCCCGTGCCTCAAAATAATGAGGACGGGGTTGATCACTATTTAACCTCTGGATTCTTTGGATCATATGTAGATATTGAGGGAGTATTTAGAACAGAATTTGATTTAATTAAGAGATATCGTGAAATGGCACTTCATCCAGAAGTTGATAGTGCCATTGAAGATATCGTAAATGAAGCTATTGTGTCAGATACAAATGATACTCCAGTTGAAATTGAATTATCTAATTTAAATGCTAGCGATAGCGTAAAGAAAAAAATCAGACAAGAGTTTAAACACATTTTAAATATTTTAGATTTTGATAAAAAATCTCATGAAATATACAGAAATTGGTATATAGATGGTAGATTATATTATCATAAAGTTATAGATATGAAAAATCCTACAGATGGAATACAGGAATTGAGATATATAGACGCAATGAAAATGCGTTATGTTAGACAGCAAGTTAAAACAGATAAAGATAAATTAAATGTATCAAATATTAATCAAAATAATCCACTAGATTATAATTTTCCCCAAATTGAAGAATATTTTATATACAATCCAAAAAGTTCTTACCCTGTTGGAACAATATCAGGACAGGCTAGTGCGTCTGCAAATAATGGCATAAAGTTTTCAAAGGATTCAATTACATATTGCAATTCTGGATTGATTGATAGAAATAAAGGAATATGCCTTTCATATCTTCATAAAGCAATCAAATCTCTCAATCAACTCAGAATGATTGAGGATAGTTTGGTAATTTATCGTCTATCTCGTGCTCCAGAAAGAAGAATTTTTTACATTGATGTTGGCAATCTTCCAAAAGTAAAAGCAGAACAATATCTTCGTGATGTAATGATGAGATATCGTAATAAACTAGTTTATGATGCTAGTACTGGAGAAATTCGTGATGATAAAAAATTTATGAGTATGCTTGAGGATTTTTGGCTTCCTCGTCGTGAAGGGGGTAGAGGAACAGAAATTACTACACTTCCAGGAGGACAAAATTTAGGAGAAATTACAGATATTGAATACTTTAAGAAAAAACTCTATCGTTCTCTAAATGTTCCGCCATCAAGAATGGATGGAGAAGGTGGATTCAATCTCGGTCGTTCATCAGAAATTTTAAGAGATGAATTAAAATTCACTAAATTTGTTGGAAGATTAAGAAAAAGATTTTCAAACATGTTCAACGATATGCTTCGCACTCAATTATTATTGAAAAATATTGTTACCCCAGAAGATTGGGAATTAATGAAAGAACACATACAATATGACTTTTTATACGATAATCATTTTTCCGAGTTAAAAGAAGCAGAATTAATGACAGAAAGGTTGAATATGGTAGCTACTGCAGAGCCATACGTTGGAAAGTATTTTTCACAAGATTATGTAAGAAGAAAAATACTTCGTCAAACTGATGAAGAGATTATTGAACAAGATGGTCTTATAGAAAAAGAAATTAAAAATGGAGTAATTCCAGATCCAAATGCACCGATCGATCCAGAAACTGGAGAACCAATGGATACATCTATGGATTCTGAAAATCTTGGAGAACCAATAGTTGAACCAGATTTGGAATCCGACTCTTCAACAACAAAGGTAAATACTAAATCTATAGATTTACCTAAAGGTGGAGAGATCTAAATACATTTAAATGATAGGAACTAAAATGGAAGAATTACTTAACATGATTGCCTCTGACGAATCACCTTCTCAAATAAGTGATAAAGTAAAGGAAATTTTATTTTCAAAATCTGCAGAAAAAATTGATACCCTCAGACCAATAGTGTCTGCGTCTTTGTTTGGATCTGAAGTAGAAGAAGAATGATATGAAATCATTCAAGCAATTTATATCTGAATCAGTTAATATTGCTGGAGATTTTAACGGAAATCTTTATCTTAATAGTTCCGATCCACAAATTCAACAAGTAGGTGAAGAATATACTGCAGATATAATGTGGAAAGGCAATCTTTACAGGCTTGATTTGGTTTCTAAAAATGGAATACCTTCAAATCAAGATTTGGGAGAACAACTTCAAGACGAGTATCCAGGTGCAATAGTTCATCAAATTTATCCTGCACAAAAAAAGAATTTAAACATTAAAAACGCACAAAGATACCACCCATCGAAATTAGAATGGATTGATTAATAAATGGCTCAGTGGAATAAGACTACACAAGACTTCTTAAACCAAGAAAGAAGTCTCTTTGAAGTTTATATGCGTGCTGATAGGCACGGAAACATCTATGATGACTTGGGGCAAGGATTTAGTGGAGATCTTTTTGGTAGATTAAAAGTATCAGAACCTTTTACACTTTTTGATTCGTCTCACAGATATTCACAGGATGGAGATTTTAGTGATGTAATTGTTGGGACTGGTTCTACAGTTGGAATGATTACGGCACAAAGTTCCGCGACATTAGGTATTGGAACAACCGCAGGATGTTCTTTTATTCGTGAAAGTAAAAGAGTATTCTCATATCAACCAGGAAAATCCTTACAAGTTCTTCAAACATTTGTATTCAATCCTGCAAAAGAAAATCTGGTTCAAAGAGCAGGATATGCATCATCAGAGAATGGTGTAATGCTTGAACTAAATGGTTCCCAACTTAACATCATTAAGAGAACTGCAACTTCTGGAGTAGGAACCACTATCACAGTTCCACAATCAGAGTGGAATTTAGATACTCTTGATGGAACTGGATTTAGCACAAGTAATCCAAGTGGTATTGAGTTAGACATATCTAAGGCACAAATTCTTTTTACTGAATATGAATGGTTGGGTGTAGGTTCAGTTAGAGTAGGATTTGCAATTGATGGAAAATTTATTCCAGTTCATCAATTTAATCACGCAAATCTTATTGACTCTACTTATATGACTACTGCGACACTTCCAGTTAGATATGAAATCTTAAATACTGGAATTACAACATCTCCTTCTACAATGAAGCAGATTTGTGTTTCTGTACAATCAAATGGTGGTTATGAGAGATTAGTAAAAAGAGATATTGCTAGAAGAACAACTACAGTTTCTGTTGCGACAACTGCATTTATTCCTTTGGTGAGTATTCGTCTCACTCCAGGAAGAGAAGATGCAATCATTCTTCCAAAGTCTTTTGCATTCTTGGGAAGTTCTAATTCTTCTGCAGTTTTAGAGGTTGCTTTGATAAGAAATGCAACTTTATCTAATGCGGGAACTTTAACCTGGACTGCAGTAAATACTCCAAATGCACAACTTAATACTGATGCGACTACAATGACTGGTGGAAGTTTTATATTGAATGATTTTGTTTCTTCTGCAAATAAATCAGATACTCCTTTAAATATTGAGAGTAACTATAACTGGGACTTACAACTTGGAAGAACTCAAGCAAAGGTGAGTGATATTTTAACACTAGCAGTCAGAGCAGTTAGTGGTTCTGCGGATTGTATCGGTTCTATTAGTTTTTATGACTTAACTTGATATGGATCAGTTTCCTTGGGGAGTTTTTATTATTCTTTCTTGTGGATTGGCTTTTACTGCATGGACGATTTATTATATACTCAGATTAGCTCATTTAGAAATGCAAGATGAAAAGATGAAGAACCTAGATAACACTCATTCTGTCAGAGATGAGTCTGAAGTTTATTAAAATAACTATACAAGATATTCAATTCATATAATAAAGTATAAAAAGTTATAGGATATTTTTAGTAAATAAATATCTAAACAGTACTTAAATGATATAAGTGGCACTTAAAAAACCATCTGAACTTTTTAGTAAAGAAAATATTCTTGATCAGGTTCAAGAAAAAATACTTTATTCCGAATTTAAAGAAGTTGAAAATACTTCGGATGCATTTCATTCTTTTAAAAATAATTTAAATCATATCCAAACCCTGTCTGATTTTTCTTCAACCTTCGAAGGATTTAAAGAAAATTTTGAGAAGGTAAATGTATTATGTGAAGAAATAGATCATTTAAAAAAAGACCTTAAAACATCTCTTAAAAAAGAAGATCTTGATGGAGCTATGATGTCCCATCTTTTGTTTGTTGAAGAATGTATAGAAGAAATCCAAAATAATATTAAATCACTAAACTCAAAGACACTTTATAATATAAAAGAAGAATTTCAGCAATTGCAAGAATATGTAGTCAATTTTATCAATATTGATGCTCCAGTATATAAAAAACGAATTTTAGATCATGAAATAAAAATTGATGAAAAATTTACATCTTTTAAAGAAAATATATACGAATCAATATATGAAATAAATGAAAAAGTAGAAAATGAAGTTTCTTTCATTGCAAAAAATGTTTCAAATATTAATAAAAGTTATTTAAATAACTTTAAAAATGAAATTTCATTGATAGAAAATAAAATAAATTTTTTGCTAAAAGAGGAACTTCCAAAATACAAGAAATTTTTTATAGATATTGAATTTAAAACCGAAGAAAAATTAAAAAATTTCAATAACATAGTTGATGATAAAATCAATAATATTGATAGTAGTTACCAAACCCAACTTAAAGATTTAAATATATTAGTAAATAAAGTTACAGAAGACGAAATACCAAAATATAGGGGTTTTGTTGAAAAATCAAAAATTAAACTTGAACAAGATTTCATAAATTTAGAATCTTCTATTCAAAATAAAATTAAAGAGATAGATAAAAGCATAAAATCTATTATCGAAGAAACTGAATCAAAAACAAAAAACTTTGATGATAAAATTTCAGATAATCTATCAGACTTTAGACAGGTTGTAGAAAATACTAAACATGAAATTAAGACTATTTCTGAAACGTATCAAAATTTATATAAGGATTTTCGTAAGAGAGAAATACACGAAAATGAAAAATTGCAATCATATCAAGAAGTTTTAAATAGTTTTTCTGAAAAAATTTCAACAATTGAAAATCATTTTACCAAAGAAATTTATAATATTAAAGGAGATATAGATTTAAACTATAAAAACTTAGAAGAATCTTTTTTTGAAAATATTACGGATGTTCAAAATAATTTAAATGCAAACATATTAAATTTTGAAGAAAAAATAGATAATAAAAATTTAGATTACTATAATGCATTAAAGGAAGATGTTGAAACTTTTGAATACAATATTTCCAACAAAATAAAAGATTTGGAAGTAAATATTACTATCAATGAAAAACATATTCATAAAATAAAAGATTCGGTTTATGAAGTTCTTGATAATCTGAAATTGGATCTAATAGAAAAAAAGAGTAAAGAACTTTCCGATAAAATTTTATATGTTGAAAATATTTTAGATAAATTTAATGAAAAAACTTTATTAAGTGAGGGTCTGTTAAATGAACCTCCAGAAACAAAAACAAAAGATCCATTAACTCCATTAGATAAAACTTACGTAACTATTCAAGACCTTCAAAATCACTATAAGATTTTTATCAACAGAATTCAACAACAACTTTCTACTTTAGGTGGTGGTGGAGAAGTTAGATTGGAATTTTTAGATGATATTGATAGAAGTTCGGCAAAGATAGATAATTATTATTTAAAATACAATGCTTCGATTGATAAATGGGTGGGAGATCCAGCAGATGGTGTTGGTATTACAAGCATTATCTCAATTACTGGTTTTACTACATATTATCAATCAACAGATACAGATGATTATATTGGAGTAAGTGGAAATGTTCCAGTAACTATAGTATTACCTTTATATCCAAGTTTAGGTAAAAGAATAATTGTTAAGGATGAGGGTATTAATGTTGGAAATATATCTACCATTAGCATTACTATTGCAGCAGGAGTTGGAAAAAGTATAGATAATGAAGATTCAATAAACATGACTTCAAATGCATATCAAAGTTATACATTTTTTAATACTGGATATAATTGGTTTATAGTGTAATTTGTTTTAATAAATAATTAAATAAAAGTCTTAATAAAGATTAATTTTTATAAACAATTCCATTTTTTCCAAATAAAAGTTCAAGGCACAATTATGAAATTAATCACAGAAGAAGTATCTCAGGTAAAATTTATAAGTGAAGAAAAAAATGGTAAAAAATCACTTTATATTGAAGGAGTGTTTTTACAAGCAGACATAACAAATCGTAATGGTCGTTGCTATCCAATGGAAACTCTCTCTAGAGAAGTTAAAAGATATAATGAAAATTATATTGGAAAGGGGAGAGCTTTAGGAGAACTTGGACATCCAGATGGACCTACTGTAAATTTGGACAGGGTTTCTCACATGATCACTTCTTTAAAATGGGATTGTTCAAATGTTGTTGGAAAAGCAAAAATTTTAGAAACTCCAATGGGGAAAATTGCAAAATCTTTATTAGAATCTGGAGTTTGTCTTGGTGTATCTTCTCGTGGTGTTGGTTCATTAATAGAAAAAAATGGTGTTCGTTATGTGGGGGATGATTTTATGCTTGCAACTGCTGCAGATATTGTTGCAGATCCATCAGCTCCAGATGCATTTGTTAATGGAATAATGGAAGGTGTAGAATGGATATATGATGCATCCAAAAATAGCTGGCTTATAGAAAATATTCAGAAAAAAATTAATAGATATTCTCATCTTAAAAGATTAGAAGAAAAGAAACTTGACATATTCAATGAATTTCTAAATTCATTGTAAATTTAGAAATTATAAATAAATATAGATTTAATACAGGTAAATCGGAGAGTTCAAATGTCTCGTGGTAAAAACTTACAAGAAATGGAAGTAGGCACTAAGCAATCCAAAACAGCCGTAAATGCAAATGCAAAGGCTGGAGATCCAATGCCTCATCTTAAGGATAATCTTCCTGATGGACAATCAGGTAGCTGGGAAGATCTTGGCGGCCCAACACCAGAAAATTATAGGAGCGATGATGATTCTGCAAAACTTGACACCCCAGGTAAAACTTTAAAGCAGGTAAAGGATATCATTTCTCAAAATGCTAGATCTGCAGATCCTATGAAATCTCTCAATAAAGAAGAAGTGGAAGAAGACTCGGATTTTCTAGAAGAAGAAAATGATGAAGAAGAAATCATTGATGAAAATGAACTAGTTTCAGAAGCTTCTAAAAATTCTAAAAAACATGATGAAGAAGAAGATGAAGATGATGAAGAAGATGATGAAGAAGATGATGAAGAAGATGAAGAGGTTAAAAAGGAAGAATTTAATATTGATGAAGATATGAATGCACTTATGAATGTAAGTGACCAAGAAGATCTTTCCGAAGAGTTTAAAGAAAAAGCAAAGATCATTTTTGAATCTGCACTTCGTTCTAAAGTTTCAGAAATTAGAGAATTTTTGGAAATTGAATATGAGCAGAGATTACTAGAAGAAGTAGAAGAAATTAAAGCAGAACTTCAAGAAAGAGTAGATTCATACCTTGAGTATGTTTCTGATGAATGGATTGCAGAAAATTCTCTTACTATAGAAAATGGTATTAAAGAAGAATTAACAGAGTCCTTTATGAGTGGTCTTAAAGGACTTTTTGAAGAACATTATGTATCAATCCCTGAAGATAAATATGATGTGCTTGAGAGCATGGTAGAAAAACTTGATGACATGGAGACAAAACTCAACGAGCAAATTGAGAAGAATATTTATCTTAACAAGCGTCTCTCCGAGTCGGTTGCTGACAGAATCTTTGATGAAGTATCTGAGGGTCTTGCGACAACTCAGAAAGAAAAGCTCGCTTCACTTTCCGAAAGTGTTGAGTTTGATAGTGACCAAGAATATCGTGAAAAACTGGAGACATTAAAGGAATCTTATTTTCCTTCTAAAAAATCAACTCCAAAAGCAACCCCTGAAACCCTTTCTGAGGGAGTAGATATTGCACCTGAGTTTCACTCAGATACAATGAATGCATACCTTAGAACCCTTTCAGCAATTGCTAAGAATTGAATTTAATATAATTCAAACAAAAAACACACTTAAAAGAGGTAAAAGCAATGTTTCAATCAGAAGCACTGCAGGAAAAGTGGGCACCACTTCTGAACTATGATGGACTAGATCCAATCAAAGATTCTCACAGAAGAGCTGTAACCGCTGTCCTGCTCGAAAACCAAGAAAAATTTTTAAGAGAGCAAAATTCTTTCTCTCAAGGTGGTCTTCTCACAGAATCTCCTACTAATGCAGGCAATGCTGCTGGTGCTGGTGGAGGATTTGGTGGTGCAGACGCTCAAAATGCTGGACCTGTTGCAGGTTTTGATCCCGTTCTGATTTCACTAATCAGACGTGCAATGCCTAATCTTGTTGCATATGATCTTGCAGGTGTTCAACCAATGAATGGTCCTACTGGACTTATTTTTGCAATGCGTTCTCGTTATAACAGTCAGTCTGGAACTGAAACCTTCTATGATGAAGTAAATACTGCATTCTCAGGTCAGGATGATGGATTCGATGAAGAGTCTGGATTCACTGCTGGAAATGTTGGTATGGGCACAACAAACCAGGCTGGATCAAATCCAGGTCTTCTTAATCCAATTGGAACTGCATCTTCAACTGCCTACAATGTAGGACAAGGAATGAAGACTGGTGATGCAGAAAATCTCGGTAATGGTTCTAATAACCAATTCAACGAGATGGCATTCTCAATCGAGAAGGTTCTTGTTGAAGCAAAGTCAAGAGCACTGAAGGCAGAGTATAGCCTTGAACTTGCACAAGACCTGAAAGCAATCCATGGTCTGAATGCAGAAGCGGAATTGGCAAACATTCTCTCTTCAGAGATTCTTGCTGAAATCAACCGTGAAGTTATCAGAACCATTTACAAGGTTGCTGAGCAGGGTGCTGCAGCAAACGTTGCTACAGCTGGTATCTTTGACCTCGACATTGACTCAAATGGTCGTTGGTCCGTTGAAAAGTTCAAGGGACTCCTATTCCAGATCGAGCGTGATGCTAACGCAATCGCACAAAGAACTCGTAGAGGAAAGGGCAACGTTATCATGTGTTCTGCTGACGTTGCATCTGCTCTCAGCATGGCTGGTGTTCTCGATTACACCCCTGCTCTGAATGCAAACCTCAACGTTGATGATACTGGTAACACCTTCGCTGGTGTTCTTCTCGGTAAGTTCCGCGTCTATATTGACCCATACGCTGCAAACGTTTCTGCTAATCAGTACTACGTTGTAGGTTATAAGGGTTCTTCACCTTATGACGCAGGTCTGTTCTATTGCCCATACGTTCCTCTCCAAATGGTTCGTGCCGTTGGTGAGAACTCCTTCCAGCCTAAGATTGGCTTTAAGACCCGTTATGGTCTTGTTGCCAATCCATTTGCTGAAGGAACCACTCAGGGTTACGGAAGACTTCAAATTAACGCAAACCGTTACTACAGAAGAGTACAAGTTAAGAATCTTATGTGATAGATTCTTAAAAAATAACAGAGAGGGTCATATGACCCTCTTTTTTTATTCTAAATAATTAAAAATTAGAAACAATGTCTAGTAATATATTTGAAAAGCAAATTAAAAACAGAAATTTTCTCACACCTATAGGATTTAAATTTATTTTAAATCGATCTCCTAAAGTTGCATTTTTTTCGAATAGTGCAGATATACCAGGAATGACTTTAGGTATTGCAAATCAACCATCATATTTAAAAGATATTCCAGTCCCAGGTGACAAAATAGAATTTGATGACTTCAATCTTAGATTTTTAGTTGATGAAGACTTAGAAAATTATTTGGAAATACAGCATTGGATTAGAGGCATAGGATTTCCAGAATCATTAAATGAAATTTATAAATTTCAAAATGAAAATAAAAACATGGAATATCAAAATAAGTCTTATATTAATCTATATTCAGATGCAACGTTGCAAGTATTGACAAGTAATCAAAATCCAAACTTCAAAATTAAATTTAGAGATATGTTTCCTTATACATTATCTCCACTAAGATTTGATGCTACAGATTCTGATGTAGAGTACTTTACAGCAGAGGTAAGTTTCAAGTATAGTTTATATGAAATCACAGACTTGAATGATAACGTGCTATGAATTTGAACTTAGAATCCATTCAAAAAATGTGGGAAGAAGATTCTAAAATTGATATTGATAATTTACATTTAGAATCTACAAAAATACCAATATTACATGCAAAATATTTTGACCTTTTCAATACTATAGTTTTATTAAAGAAAAAATCAGAGCAACAAAGAAAAAATATTAGACACGAAAGATATGAATATTATTCTGGAAAAGCAGATCCAGAAATATACGTTGATAATCCATTTCCAAAAAAAATAAGAGATAAAGATACTTTACAAAAATATTTGGATGCTGATGATAGATTATCCCAATCTACATTGAAAGTAGAATACTATGATGTAATGCTCAATTATTTGGATGGTATTTTAAAAATGATTCAAAATAGAACCTACCAAATTAAAAATTCTATAGAATTTATGAGATTTCAGTCGGGTTTGGGATAACTTAATAAATATACGTAGTATTAATTATTATTGTGTATAATTTGATTATTTCGAAATCTAATGAAGTATTTTTAAAAATTGAAACAGAACCACATATTCAATATGAATTGAGAGATTATTTCAAATTTGAAGTTCCGAATGCAAAATTCATGCCTCAGTTCCGCGGGAAAAATTGGAACGGTGAGATACATTTATTCGATACAAGATCTAAACAATTATATGTTGGGTTATTGGATAAACTCATAGAATTTTGCCAAAAATATGAATATAATTATGAGTTTAAAAATAACAAATATTATGGACTTCCATTTGAAATTAATGAAGATATATCCTATGAAGGTGTTAGTGACTATATGTTATCAATATGTTCTCATTCCCCTAGAGACTATCAAATAGAGGGAGTATATGATGCTTTGCGGCATAATCGAAAGTTATTGATAAGTCCAACTGCGTCAGGTAAAAGTCTGATGATTTACGCCCTCGTGCGATATTATGTGGATAAAGGGAAAAAAATTCTTTTAGTTGTTCCAACGACCAGTCTTGTAGAACAGATAGTCGGTGATTTTCGTGAATATGGTTGGGATTCTGATTCATATTGCTATAAAATTTATGGTGGAAAAGAGAAGACTAATGAATTTCCAGTAGTAGTAACTACTTGGCAGTCGATTTATAAATTGGAAAAATCATTTTTTGAACCTTTCAATGTAGTTATAGGTGATGAGGCCCACTTGTTTAAAAGTAAATCACTAATATCTATAATGACAAAGTTGCATCATGCAAAGTATCGTTTTGGATTTACTGGAACTCTGGATGGAACACAAACTCATAAATGGGTACTTGAAGGATTATTTGGACCTTCATATAAGGTAACAAAAACTTCAGAACTTATGCAAAAAGGTCTATTATCACAACTAGACATCAACTGTATAGTATTAAAACATTCTTCTAAAAATTTTGAATCATATGAAGATGAAATTCAATATTTAATATCAAATGAAAGAAGAAATAAGTTTATTCAGAATCTTGCCCTAGATTTAAAAGGAAATACTTTGGTCCTCTTTTCTAGAGTAGAATCGCATGGAGCAATACTCTATGAAAAGATAAATAATAATAAGCGAGATGACCGTAAAGTATTTTTTGTACATGGTGGAGTGG